AGGGACAAGTCCTGTAGGAAACACGTCAGGCGCTTTAACTTACACAGCTAGTTATGTGCAGGGAACTCAATACACTGTGTCCTTTAGCGTTACTAACCCTATGGGCACTGCAACTGCTTCCTCTCAATCTATTACGCCGTTTGCACCAGCAACTCCTGGTACTCCAGCAAGTTTAAGCGCTGCTGTTGCAACCACTACATCTGTAAACCTAACGTACGGAGCCATTGTACAAAACGGGTCCGCACTTACTGCGTGGCAAGGAAGTGGGACAAGTACTGGAGATATTGTCTCTAGCCCTGCGATTGCTTTGACTTACTCTGGAACACCTAGCGCTGCAGGTGGCGTTGTAAGCGTTTCAGGAACATTTGCGGCAACTCAGTCATACACATTTACTCTAAAAGCAAGAAACGGAGCTGGTGTAGGAGGAGGAATAACCTCAAACAGTGTTCTTCCACTGCCTTCTATTACAGACAACTTTAACCGTTCTGGTTCTACTTTAGGAACAACCTCTTCTGGTAGTCCTTGGACCTCTCACTCTGGTTCCTGGTCTACCAACGGAAGTCGTGGCGTTTCATCTTCGTCTGGTGTTGCCTCTGTATCGTTTGGTAATGGAACTGCAACGGTAACAGCCGATGTAAGTAACGGTTACGGAGTTGCGTGGTGGGTAACGGGTAGCGGGTCTTACTATAGTTCGTATTACCAACAGTACACCTACACGTATTCAACAGGTAACAACTACTGTACTGACTGTAGTTATAGAAACTATTATTGTACTGGAACGACATTTTATTCTTGCCCAGGTGGTCAAAACCAATTTAACGGGCAGTGTTACACCTGTAGTTCTGGAACTTTTTCCTTTCCTAATTGCCTTAGTTGTGCTCAAGGTTCAGCCGTTTGTCCTTCTGGAACTACAGAGTACAACGGAAGCTGTTACAGCTGTAGTAGTGGAACTCTCTACAACAATACTCAGTGTCAGGTTTATGCTGGAACTACTGGTAATGGTATTTACTCATACGTTGGCGGTGCTACTACTTACAGCGCAACTCCATCTGCACGAAGCTGTACATCAATAGATGTTCAAAGCTATTCCAACCCATGTTTTTACATTGGAGAATGCCTTCCTGAAGGAAGCGGCTCTATTTGTTTAAGAGATTGTTTACAAGGTGGCTATCAGCTTACGCCAACTTCCAGCACATGCTACTTGTGCGGTAGCGGTACTGTGAATGGACCAAACCCAACAACTGGTTCTGGGTCCTACGCTTCTTGCTACGCCGAAGGCACAATGCCTGTTTATTCCTACACAAACGCAACTGTAAGCTCTAAGGTAACCCCAGCCTCTGGCACATACCCAAACTGTAATTACGGAACTACTGCAATTAGTGCTACATATCAAGGTCAAGCGACTGCAACCTCTAGCACAAACAACGGAACATACCCAAACTGTACTTATGGTTCGGCATCCTACGATTCAACTGGTGCGGCTGTAAACTCTTACCCAACATGCGGTTGCCTTGGAAATACCTCCGACAGAACTACTCTTGGAGGAGGACAACCAGTTACACCAACAGCTACCGCTACTGGTGACAGAATTATTACTGGTGGAACAACAGGTGGGCTACTTGGGTCTACCCCTACAAAGATTACAGCGGTAGTAAGTGCGGCTGGTTCTTGGACAGTATATGCTTACAACTCAAGCGGTACTCAGATTTACACCACAACAGGTACAGGTACTCCTGTTGGAAATTACGGTGTATTTTTAGGCACTAGCACACTAGCCCTTGGAGCAGGGGTAGACAACTTCTCGGTATCATAATAGGAGCACAATGAGCAACAAACCACGTAATGCACGTCCTTGGGATTTATTCAATAAAAACCTTGGAAGAGTTCAAACAACTGTTGCAGAAGAACGGTACGAAATCTGTTCTGCTTGCCCTAAGTTAATAAAACTAACAGGTCAGTGTAAAGAATGTGGCTGCTTTATGCAGTCAAAAGTAAAACTTCCAAATGCATTTTGTCCACTAGACAAGTGGGCCGCTGTAGAGATTAGCTACACAGAAGACCAATCAGAAGAGGAAACAAAGTAATGGAACCATTTGACCCAAACCGTCCACTTCCCCCAAAAAAAGTTGCTTTTGTTATTGACGGAGTTATTCAAGACATCCTTCACACAGATGAGCGCTTAGCTGCAATCTTGTTAAGTGAGCCATTGACTATAGATGTAACAAACGAACCAGAGAGCGTTGTTCCTGGCACTCATTACCCTTTTGAGACCCCAGAAGCTTAGCCCACTTTCTACTCTTCTTTAAGAGATAATCCTCGTATGCGTGGTAACAAAGTACAGGGGCGTTTTAAAATTGACTTTGAAAGTAAGTCAATGGATGAGGGCATGGTTGATGACCTTCGTGACCCTGTTGGTACCACCGTATCCTGGTGGGTATGGGACCAAGACTACTTAGATGCAAATCCAAACCTAGTTGTTGATGACATCTACGATGTCTCAAGTACCACTCCTGGAGAAGGACGTCGTTGGAAGAACCCATTTGAACTGCCTGTAATTATGGCTCAACAGATGCGCTCTACAAACGTTATGAACGAACGAGGCTTCTACGTCACAGATACTCTGCGCCTTGTTGTGTCGGTTTCTGATGTAAACATACTTCTTCCAGATATGATTACAAACCCAACGACCCACATTAAAGATAGAATTGCATTCCAACAAAAAGTATTTGTTCCTACACGGGTTATGCCACGTGGACGGTATAAAGAGCGCTATTCTGTAGTCACCATTGACTGCAACCAGGTTAACGCCGAAGAGCTTGTCAATGACCCACAGTTCCAAAGCTACGCCTCACCAAGCGTTGGTTCTGGAAATGGTGTACTCGGTTATGGTGTTGGACTTTATGGTAGCTATGGATATGGAAGGTAATAATTATGCCGTTAAATAAACCTGTTGATGGAGAGCTTAACTGGGATGTAAAACTAAATACTGCACTTGATTATTTAGATGCGCAAACTATTTTAAAAGCACCTATTGCATCTCCAACCTTTACTGGAAAAGTAAACCTTACTAATACGACTGCACCTACTGCCAATATGACAGGTGGAGGAATTTTGTATGTAGAAGCTGGAGCTCTGAAGTACAGAGGCTCTTCAGGAACGATTACAACGATTGGACCAGCATAATGTCAGAGTTTGAAGATGACATCATTGAGGATGTTGACTTTGAAGATTTTGAGCCTGAGCTAGATGAAGACCTGTTTGATGAGGACTTTGACTTTGAAGACGACGAAGAAGAGGAAGACGAATGAGACCAGAATGTAAATGTGGCAACTGTGGCTGCGGCAAAAAAGACCCAAGCTAAGGTTGAAAAGCCAGTAACTTTGGCTATCAAGGTCCCAGGCAAGCCTGCACGGGAAACGCATAAGATTTCTAAGAACAAAAAAGGTGAGGTCATTGTTGACCATACCAACCGTGACAAAGGCACTTACGACAAGATTAACCTGACAAAGAAGGCTGGCGCTAAAACAATTAAGCAAGGCGTTAAAGCAACTAAAGATTGGCATAAGACAAATGGCTAAAGGACCTTGTTGGGATGGCTATGTTCAAGTAGGCATGAAGATGAAGAACGGTAAGAAAGTGCCAAACTGTGTTCCTGAAGGTTCTGGTAAGAAAAAAATCGCTAAACCTAAAAAGAAAGTGAGCAAGTAAATGTGTGCAGCATGTGGATGTGGTAAGAAAAAGGGCGAGCCAGGTTTTGGCAAAGGCCCAAAGAAGACTGCTAAGAAAGCGGCTTCTAAAGGGATGTCACCAAAGCAGAAGAAGCTTGATGCAGACAAAGACGGCAAGCTAGAAGGCTCTGACTTCGCTGCCCTTCGCAAGAAGAAGAAGAAGTAATGTGCGCCACCTGTGGCTGCGCTAAGCCAAAAGATAAGCACGGCATGAAGACCCTTGCTGCAGCAAACAAGAAGTTTGCTAAAAAAGATAGCAGCAAAAAGTCCAAACCAAAGCCAAAGGGGAAGTAATGTCAAAGTACACAAAAGCCTCTGACAAAAAGCAGGACGCTAAGACCACTAAAGGTCTTAGTAAAGAGGAAAAAGCCAAGTTTGAAAAAATGGACAAGAAACATCGTAAACCTAAGTCTCAAGAAGACGATACAAAGATGGATAAGGCCCTAGTTAAAAAGATTAAAAAGAAGTAAGTAGTTAGGCCCCGAAAGGGGCCTTTCTTCTTTATCATAGGTTTATCAGTAACCCGCTGCGGGCCTGTGCAGTCCCAACTGCTTGCGTTGTATAAGGGGTTTATCCATGTTGCTTTGCCTTACCAAAAAAAAGGTACACAATGGCTGACACCCACGCTCATACATCGCTAGATAAGAGCAGTCACGAAACTGCTAAGTATCTCTCCTCACACCTCCGTAATGAAGCTACCGCAGCTGGCTGGCCTGACCATATCGTTAAGGGTATGAAGGTCCATTACCACGAGGGTGAATTTAAAATTTCCGCTAATAAAAAGCACACCAAGCAGATTAATGACTTGGAATACGGAACTCAAGATAGCCGTCCTACAGCAGCTATGCGACGTTTTTCTAACAATACCTCTGAAGCTGAAGAGTTCCTTGTAGGTAGAATGCTGAAGCACATGGGAGGCGAGCTATGACCTTCCTTATCTCTGAGGATGAGGCTTTGCGCAATCTTCTTTTAGGTATGACCGTTGTTGACCAAAAAGCAAACAATGACAATACCTCCCGCAGTGTAAAAGTTTATTTTGGGCAACCTGACCAAGAAATCCGTGAGCAGTCATACCCGTACATCACAATTGACATGATTGACATTGCAGAAGACCCTGCACGTGCTCATCGTGGACTAGTAAAACCAGACTACTTGCCAAACCCAACGAGTT